AACAGCAGGTGATGTTATATATTTTTACATTGCTTTACAAACACCTAGTTCTCAAGGACTAGAAAAGTTAAGAACAGTTGTTACAGCAGGACAAAATGGTGTTTACATAAAAGTAATTACACCTCAAAATCCAATAGGTGGAACTGTTGATGTAAGTAAAGTATTTGGTGATATTAAGATACTTGATTTTATGAAAGGTTTAATTGAAAAATTTAACTTAGTAATAGAACCTGTTCCTAATAGACTTAATATATTAAGAATAGAACCATACAACGACTGGATTAATTTAGGTTCTACAGTTGATTGGACAGATATAGTAGATAGAAGTGTTAAATTTCAAATTTCACATCCTATTCAGTCATTACCTAAGTACTTTAGATTTAGTGATGATTTAGATGATGATGTTATAAACCAATATCAATTCGACAATTCAAGTAAAGTATATGGTGAAATAACTTATCAAACAGACAGTGACTTAGCAAGTGGAGAAAGACAAATAGGTGGTTTCTTTGCTGCTACACCTGTTAAAGGTATTCCGACTAAAAATGTAAACGGAACAACAGTATTACCTTGGTTAGTAACACAAGAACCAGGTAAATATGCTGAACCATTTAAGTTTAAACCTAGATTATTACATAAAACACCTATAAAAACTATACCAAACAATGAAATGTATGGTACAGCTACAGGTTCATTTAGTGCAGCTTCAGGTTCAACATATTATTATATTGATGATCCTCAAAATAATGGTGTTCGTGCTTTAAATTTCTATAGAACATTATTACCTACAACTGATAGTCCTACTAATTTTAGTAGTAGTCTTGATTTACATTATTCAAATATTGGTTATGTTCCTTATCAACAATCAGCTGTTAACGGCAAATGTCAAGATGGTTTATACAACAGATATTGGGCATATTATATTAACTCATTATATGACATAGATGCGCGTTTATTAACGTGTAATGTTGTATTAGATCCATCAGACATAGAACTTATTAATTTAAATGATAAGATTTTTATAGACGGTCATTATTACAGAGTAAATAAAATACAAGGTGCTAATTTAGTTCAACGTCAATCAACACAAGTTGAATTAATTAAATTGTTACCTCGTAGTCAACCATTTACAGGTAGAAGAAGAATATCAACTGGAATAGGACCTACTCAATTTAAAGATGTTATTGTTAACGGATTTACTGATAACGGTTCTGTATTTTACAGTGTATATGAAACTGGTGAATCAGAAACAGATCCATTTATTTTAAGTCAAGCAGCAGCTTTAGATGGTTATGAAGCATATGGTGATGAAGTATCTTGGAATACTCAAGAACAAGTAGTTGTTAATCCTAATATAATTGTTTTAGGCAACAGTAAATACAACGAAACACAACAAAACGTAATAAGTATTGGTGCTGGTAATACGTTGCAAGACAATATTTCAAATGTAAGTATTTTTGGTAATGACAATACAGTATCTAGTGGATACAACGATGTATTTTTAATTGCTAATAGTGCTAGTATAGTTGATTCGAACGAAGTAGTATTAATTCAACCTTCAGGTTCAAGAGTAATTTCAGGTTCATCAAATAATGTTGTAATAAATCCAATTAACGATATTGTACCTAATGATCCTACAGGTAGTGTTTATACAGGTAATTTAATTAACCAAGGTACTGCTGATTTTAAAAATGGTGCTACTATAACAGGTTCATTAATAGTAAATGGAGTAACAATTGCATCAGGCAGCTCTACAATAATACCAAACATATTATTTAATCATGCTTTTGCAGTTGATCCTGCAAGTGAAACATTTGTAACCATTCCTAATGTTACAGGTACAAATAGAGCATTTCAATTTAAGTATATTTTAACATCAGGTTCAACATCGATTAATGCTGGACAATTACAAGTAATGGGCGATGGTTCAAGTACTGGTTTTGTTAATATAATTAATCAAAAGAATTTAACCGGTGCTCCAACAGCGTCATTTACAGCAACATATAATGCCAGTAATTTAGATGTAAAAGCATCATTTATAGGAACAGATTACATTATGTCAGGTTCATATAATTCATTCATTTAACAAAAAAATATTTATAAACAATGGCTATCGAAGAAACCGTAGTAATAAAAACCGATACTAAAAGTCTAGCTGACTTAAGAAAAGAAATTAGTCAAATACAAGCTGAACTTGACTTAACACCTTCAGGAACTAAAGAATACGACGCATTAGTTGTTAAATTAAGACAAGCTAAAGGTGAAATAAAAGACTTTAAAGAAGCAACTAAAGGTTTAGATCCTGATCAACGTGCAGCTAAATTAGTAAATGCATTTCAAGGAATGACTGGTGCTATACAAGCAGCAGCAGGTGCAATAACATTATTTGGTGGTAATAGTGAAGATTTAGGTAAAGTAGAAAAAAACTTATTAGGCATTATTGCTATTGGTGGTGGTGTACAACAAACAATTGAAGGATTTAATGATGCAGCAGACATAATTGGTCCTAAATTTACTCAACTTGGTGCAAGTATTAAAGGTGCTTTTGTTACAGCTGAAGGAGGTGTTAATAAATTTAGAGTAGCTTTAGCTAGTATTGGTATTGGTATATTAATTGCTGGTTTAACTTATTTAATTGAAAATTTTGATAATTTAGGATTAGCCATTAAATCAGATGCTGATAGGGCTGATGAATTGAGTGCTTCAAATGATGCTTTGAAAAAATCTATTGACTTAGCAAATCAAAGTATTGATGCTGAGACTCAGTTATTAAAGGCACAAGGAGTTGAGTTAGAAAAAATTAATGACATTAAAGTTAAAGGTCTTGAAATAGCTAATCAACAGTTAGCACAAAAGAATCAAGAACTTACTCAAGAAATATTTTCATATTATCAAGATTTAACTAGTGAACTTACTGAAGAAGAAGAAAAATTAGTAGCTGATTTAGAAGAACAACGAACTATAAATGAAAATAATATTAAGAAGAATAATGCTATTATTTTAAACTTAAAACAAGAAGTTATAGATGAGAATGCAAAGAAAGAAGATAAAGCAAATGCTGATGCCTTAAAAAGACAAGAACAAGCAAATGCTGATCTTAAAAAACTTGCTGAAGAACGTAAAAAATTTATTTTAGATACTGAAGATGGGTTACGTGAAGCATTACAACAACTTGCTATTGATAGTGCTCAAACAGAAAGAGAACGTGCTCAAACAGAACTTAATAATACATTAGACGATCTTAAAGTAGCTAGAGAAAGAGAAGTTGCTGAAGCTAATCGTTTAGGCGTTGATGTTTTAAAAGTTAATCAAAAATTCGATGCTTTAGAAAAAGATGCTAGAATAAAATTCAATAAAGACATAGATGTAATTGATAAAAATGCTAGAGATAAACGTTTAGCTGAGTTAGCTACTGAGCGAACTAAAATAATTGATGAATATGATAAATTGTTGCAACAGTTTGAACCTGGAGGAATTTCTACTACAAATTTAGAACAAGCTATACAGAGAGTAACATTTTTACAAAAAAAGTATGGTGAAAATTTAATAGAAGTAGATAAATTAACAAGAAATAATGTTATAGAACTAGGTAAAAGTACAGAAGAAGGTCTTACTGATAGAGAGGAAATAATTAAAAAAGGTGCAGCAAGATACGCAGCACTTGGAGATAATATTGAAAAAGAAATTAGAGGTAAACAACAATTTCAAGTAAAATTCCTTAGTGATTTACAAACAGAATTACAAGATAGTTTTAATAAATCAATAGTAGAAGCTGCAGGTAATCAAGAAGAAATAGATCGTCTTCAAAAAGAATTTACTAAAAGCTATGAAGAAATAGAACAAAAGAAAGTAGCAATTACTAAAAAAGCTGCTGAAGATATTGTTGCTGTTCGTAAAGCTCAGGCAGATAAAGAAAAAAATATACGTGAAGGAATAGCTAAATTAGATCAAGAAGACATACAACGATTAGCTAATATAAGTCAATTTTATCTAGATGCCGCTGCTTCTTTTACAAGTACTTTAAATACATTTTATGAATCGGCTGCTACTAGAAGAACAAATGCTATAAATGAACAAATTGAAGCTGAATTAAAATTAGCTAAAGCAAGAGGTGCTAGTCAAGAAGAATTAGAAAAAATAACAGCAGCTGGAAACGACAAATTAGAAGCAGAAGCTCAAAGAACATTTAAAATACAACAAGATTTTGCTGTTGCTGCTGCTTTAATTGATGGAGCAAGTGCGGTATTAAGAATATTCAGTAATGCAGCTGCTAACCCTAAATCTATATTATTTCCAGCACAACCATACATTGAAGCAGCTTTAGCTACAGCATTTACAGCAGCTAGAATTAATCAAATTAAATCTACTTCTTTATCAGGTGGTGGTGGAGGTGGATTTGGTGCTGTTGGTGGAGGAGGAGGATCAAGTGTAGTTAATCCATTCTCTGGTGGTGGTTTTGGTGGTGGAGGAACAAATATATTACCACCTAGATTAGCACCACCTTCAGGTGGAGGAGGAAGATTTGGAGAAACAGCTGGATCAGAACAACAAGGGGGAGTCAATACACCTATTATTAGAACATATGTATTGGCAGGTGATGTTACTGATGCTCAAACTGCTGAAGCAAGATTAAACCAAAAACGTAAATTATAATGAAAATCGTAGAATTAAAAATAGATGATACCGCTTTCTCAGGTGTAGATGCTGTAGCATTAGTTGAATCACCTGCTATAGAAACTGATTTTATTGCATTCAATAAAGTTAATATGGCAGAAATGACCTACAATGACTATCCTCAAGCAGCAGTTGATGCAGCAAGACGTGGTATTGAATTGAACGAAAAAAACAACATGAAATGTGCCACCCAAGTAGGTAAAGTAAGAGCACAACAATTAGTAAACGGAGAAAAGTTATCATTAGATACTATTAAACGCATGAGAGCATTTCTTATTCGTCAAAAAGGAAACTATGAATTAGCTACTCGTAGAAAAGACTATAATGCTTGTGGTTATATCAGTTACTTATTGTGGGGTGGAGAAGCAGCATTACCTTGGGCTGAGAAGAAATTAAGACAAGCAGGCATTGAATTTAATAAATTTGGTGATACATTGTTGCCTTCAAATATACCTCAAATGGCTCCTAACGAACCTATTAATTTTGAAGGACTAGAAGATGCTTGTCAAAGAGGTTATAAAGCAATTGGTTTAAAGGAAAAAGACGGCAGAATGGTTCCTAATTGTGCCAACTGAGTATTTCTACATGTGTCCAGGTGCTATTGCTACATTTAAACACTTAACATCAATGGAAGTAGACGAAGATACTAAAGGTATGATTCGTAGTGCTGCTTTAATTGCTGATAATATATTTGATTTAGAAGAAGACGTAATTGAAGAAGGTATAGCAATGCCTGAAGACGTTGAAGTAGCATCATTATTGATTAGTGATTTTAAAGATTTAATGTTAGAAATTGATGAAATTACAGGCATGACTCACGATGTAAGTTACATGGATGGACATTTACAAACCATAGTATCTTATGCTCCTGAATCATTTAATATTAACGTTAACGCTTTACCTAACTTTGTAAACGAAGCATCAACAGGTAAAAGACGTAATTTTGCTGCTGAGTTACAAGACAAACAAATGTTAGTAGGTCCACTTATGACACCCGGAAAATTAATTGCTCGTATTGACGAAGAAACAGGTGAAGAATATCAAGTATTTTTTTCTAAAGAAACAATTGAAAAAATTGCCTATAAAATGATGCAGGATAAATTAGTTGATTCAGTTAATATTGAACACGATGGTGCTCATAGAGTTGATGATGCTTATTTAGTTGAAACTTGGATTGTTAAAGATCCAGAAGCTGATAAGTCAGCACTATATGGTTTCTTACCTGTTACAGGACAATGGTATGGAATGTATAAAATTGATAACAGACGTGTTTGGAACGAATATGTTAAAACAGGTAAAGTTAAGGGTTTTAGTGTTGAAGGTTACTTCTTAAATAATATTTTAACTTATAAATAATATGCCAATTCCAGTAAGAAAATCAGAACCTAAAGACGAATTTATTTCTAAATGTATTAGAAAACTGCGTAAAGAGTACCCTTTGAGACAAGCAAGTGCTATATGTTACAGTCAAGCAAAGAAGTAATTTCTCTATGATATTTATAAATCGACACAAATAATAAATTATTTAATATATGAACAAAGAACATTTAAAAGAGTTAGTAAAAGCTCATTTTAATCTTGTTGATCATGCCTCAGTATCAGAAACATTTGGAGAAGTTTACGATGAGAACAAAGCGTTCAAAATCGTTTTCCCTGGTGATGTATTGAAGGTAGGTGATAAAGTTAAAGTAGTTACTACTGAAGGACAAGAATCCGACGCTCCCGATGGATACCACAAATTAGAAGATGGTAAAGTAATCAAAACTGAAAAATCAATCGTAACTGAAATTGCTGAATATGCAGCTAGTTCTATGGAAGACGGTTTGGGTGTTATTGAAGACGAAGAAATAATTGCTGCTGAAGCTGCATTTGCTGCTAAAGAATCTATTTCTGGTGTTCAAGGAACTACTCCTCAAAACGCTGTAACTGAAACTAACGTTCCTGTTTCTACTTTGACTGGTCCAGTTAAAACTGAGGCTGAAGTTGAAGCTGAAATGATGATGAAAGTTAAAATGGCTGTAGACGAAGCTGTAGCTTCTGCTATTACTGGTATCAAAGAAGAAATGAAGTCAATGAAAGCTAAATTTGAAGAATTGGCTAAAGCTCCTGCTTCAGGTAAAACTATGGCCGCTGCAGGTAAAGTAAAAATGGAAGCATTTTCAACTGCTACCAACGACACTGCTATTAAAGTAGCTCGTGAATTAATGAAAAACAAAAACAAATAAAATAAATAATTACAATAACAATTTAATATAAAACAAAATGAGTTTAAACGTCTCTGCCCTATCCGATTTCAATAACCAAATTGCAGGTGAATTGATCATCAAGATGGTTTATGCTGGTTCAACTATGGAATACATCACTATTCAAGAAGGTGTTAAATACCAAGAACCTATTAACCTATTCGAAGTTAGCCTTTATATGCAGAATGGTACTTGCGTAAGCAGTGCTTCTGGTTCAGCTACCTTCTCTCAACGTACTATCGAAGTATGTCCTCGTACATCTTTTGATGCTTTGTGTTTGAAAGACCTCGACAAGAAATACTTAGGTATCTCTGCTTTGGCTCCAGGTTCATACAACGAAACTTTCGCTTTGGCTACTCAGTACAGCGAATTGTTGGTAAACCAATTCCAAAAAGCTAACGACCAATTCCTTTGGTTACAAGTTTCAGGTTCAGCTTCTACTTATGGTGGAACTTGTGCTGTAAACGGTTTGAAAGTAATCATCTCTGGTTCAACTTCAGGTGTTGTAGTTCCTACTTACACTTCTAGCTCTGCTGGTTCAATTGTTAACACTTCAAACATTTTGTCTACTATGGATCAAACTATTGCTGCTTCAAGTTCTGATGTTGCTGACCGTGAAGATTTGACTTTCTTCATGAGTGTTACTTTGTTCCGTAACTATTTGACTGCTCTTCGTTTAGCTAACAACTTCTACTTCGATCCTAATTCAGTTACTAACCGTGGTGGTTTGTATGAAATGGCTTACCCATTCCAACCAAACATTAAAGTTGTTGGTACTGTAGGTTTGCAAGGTTCAAACCGTATCGTTTTAGGCCCTGCTAAGCAAATCGTTGCTGGTACAGATTTATTGAGTGACTTCACTGAATTCCAGTTGTGGTACGATATCAATACTGATACTTTGCGTCACCGTATTGCTACTAAGTTGGGTGTTAACATCGCATATCCTGAATTCTGGGTATCTAACGATTTAGCTTAATCATTTGTTCAACAATTTAAAACCAGAAAAATAAAATTATGCCTTGCGATATTACATCAGGTTTCCAGTTAGGATGCCGCGACAATACAGGTGGTTTAAAATCACTTTACATTTTATCTGGTTCCATTACTAGTCTTACAACTGTTGCTGACGGTACTATTACCGGTATTACAGGATCAGGAATATTCTATCAATTCCAACTATTTAGACAAACGTCTAACTACGGTGAAGAATTAGTAGCTACTCCTGAAAACGGAACTATCGTTTATAACCAAAGCATCAACGCTGTATTCTTTAAGATACAGCAGGCTACAAGGAACCAAGTTAAAGTATTAGCTCAAAATCCGAACTTAAAAATCATTGTTGAAACTCAAAACGGTTCAACTGATGGTGAAGCTCGTTGGTTCTTGATGGGCCAAGTTAATGGCGCTCAGTTATTGAGTGGTACTGCTAATACAGGTACTGCATTCAGTGATTTGAACGGTTACAACTTGGTATTCTCAGGAAACGAACCAAATCCAGCAAGTGAAGTTAGTGGTTCAGCTACTACATTCTCTAGCTCTTTGAGTGGTATTACCATTACTACTTACGCTTAATCTTTTTAAATAAACCAAACGGGGGTTGTGCTTATTGCGTAACCCCCTACTTGGTTGAATATAGCCTATGCTACAGTTAAATCATTCTCAGGCAACTAATACTAACGCTGTTTATCCTGACGTTTTAGCGCCTATAGGAACAACACAAGTATTGTTAGATTTTACTCAATCTATCAACAAGAATACAACATCAAATATAATTGCTACTTTAGCTAATTGTAAACATTTATACATTTACTCAAGCAGGTAATTTAGGTACTTGGGGAACTCAAGCAACTTTATGGGTTGCTACTAATAATACTTGGGGTGGAGGTGGAGCTTTTGTTAAAGGACAACTGTTGTCAACTGAAAGAGCATATGTATCGGGGAGTAATGAGTATAGTATTGTACAATATCAATTACCCACTAACGGAGGTTATTATTACACTTACAATTATCCATAATGAGTAACAAATATACATTTAAAACAATTCCTAGAGTACAGGATACAAATGCTCGCATTAGTTTAATTGAGCGCAAGGATCAGTTTTTTATCAGTTTTGGAGCTGATAACAATTTTCCTGGTAAACTAATTGATTTAGTAAACTATAGTTCAATTCACGGCACTTGCGTAAATGCAACCGTTGAAGCAATTGTAGGCAATGGATTAACTTCCAACATGCCTGAAACATTAGATTTTGCAAACTACGATAACGAATCGTGGAATGACATTTATAAAAAAATAGCTAAAGACTTAAAATTATTTGGTGGTTTTGCTTTCGAAGTAATTTGGAGTAAAGACAGAAGTAAAATAGCAGAAACATATCATATTGATTTTAGTTATGTTAGAGCTAAAGAAAAGAATTTAAGAGGTAAGAGACCAGGTATGAAATATTATCCTCTACCTGATTATGTTGGTGCTTTAAAAATCATAGAATTAGATGCTCAAGTTGATAATTTTCACCTTAACAACATTACTAACGGTGTTGTTCCCTCTGTGGCTATTACTACATTTACTAATGCCAACGAAGAAGAAAGAGAAGCAATTGAAATAATGCTTCGTCAACAATATGGCGGAACTCAAAATGCTGGTAGTTTAATTTATATGGACGTTGATAGTCCAGAAAATGCTCCAGTTATTACACCTATTCAATCAAATGGAACTGATGAGTATTATACAACTATAAACGATTTAGTTACACAAAAGATATTAACTGCTCACCGTATTACTTCACCTATGATGTTAGGAATTAAAACTGAAGGTCAATTAGGTGGTAGAGCAGAAACAACGGATGCTTATTTATTGTTTACAAATACAGTAGTTAAACCATTTCAGCAAGCAATATTAGATTGTTTAGACGAAATATTTAAAATTAATTATGGTAATGATTACATTTTAGGTGTTGAACAATTGAAATTATACAGCGATGGTAAAGAAGAAGTAGATGTTGTTACAGGACAAGAAAGTGAAGTAGGAGAAGACAACATATTAGAAGCACAAATTGAACGTGCTGACATATTAAACACACCTTACACAAATGAGGTAGTAAATCCAGAACCAATTAACACAAACTTACTATAAAATGACAGACGTATTTATTATATCAGAAGCTAATTTAAGACAATTTACTGACATTAATAACAATGTTGACAGTAAGTTATTGTCTAGTGCTATTAGAGAAAGTCAAGACATTGAAATTCAAAGAATATTAGGTACTAAATTGTACAATAAAATTCTAGCTGATATTAAAGCAGGAACTTTATCAGGTAATTATGAAGTATTAGTAGTAGATTGGGTACAAAATGCTGCTATCTATTTTGCTTACTACTATAGTTTAGAAGACATTTACCTACGACCTCGTAATAATGGTCTACTAATTCCTACGGGAGGTGAAAATAGTGATTCAGCTGACGGAACTTGGTATAATCGTAAAAGAGAATCAGTAAAAAATAAAGCTCAATTTTACGCTGAACGTTTAACTAACTATTTAATTCAAAAACAAGGTGATTTTCCTGAATTGAATGGCAACGTTGAGTTACAACAGATGTATCCTGATTTCGGTTCACAATACCGTAATCCTATAGTTATGAGACGTAATGGCAGAGGAGCTCATTACAATCAAGCTCGTGAATGTGGTTTACCAGTTTACGATAGTCGTTATCCACAATTTCCGCAGTATCCTTATGCTGCTTACAAAAGTAATGTATCTAATTTTTAATATATAATGAGTAGAAATTTAACCAACCTTTACGTCAGTGAATCGTTTCAATACTTAGTTCAAATAAGTGGAAGTGGATTTGAAACTGGTTTAGGTTCATCAATTCCATCTATTAACATTACTGCTTCTCATGCTGTAAGTGCAAGTTTTGCGGTAAGTTCGTCAAATAGTGCGACAAGTATATCGTCATCATATAGCTCTGTTGCTTTAAGTAGTTCATTCGCGACTTCAGCACAAACAGCAACAACAGCTAATTCAGCTACTAATGCTACTTCAGCATCTTTCGCTATAACAGCATCATATGCCTTAAATGCTGGTGTTACTGTAAATACTGCTTCATTGTTGACTACAGCAAGTGCTGTTAACAACGTAATTACTTTTACAAAAGGAGACAGTTCACAATTTACAGTTACAGTTGCTACAGGTTCAGCAGTTACTGTTAATACAGGTTCATTGTTAGTTACAGCGTCTATATCAAACGCAACTACAACATTCACTAAAGGTGATGGCTCACAATTTAGTATTACAGCTAATAACGTAGTAAACGCTACATCAGCGTCATTTGCTACTTCAGCTGTTACCGCAACTTCATCTTCATTTGCTACTAATGCTAATACAGCTATAAGTGCAAGTTTTGCTACTACTGCTGCTACAGCAACAAGTAGTTCTTTTGCCACTAATGCTAATACAGCAACGTCTGCATCATTTTCAACATTCGCTGCTACTGCTACTTCTGCAAGTTTTGCTACATCAGCTGCTTCTGCTACGTCAGCATCTTTTGCTACTACTGCTGCTACTGCTTCTTACTACAACGAAGCAGATACATTGCAAACAGTAACTACAAGAGGAAATTCAACATCAACTAATATTAGTGCTTCAGGATTCTATACAACTGGAACTATTACTACACAAAATGCTGTAGTATTAGGAACTGCAAGTATTGCTTTCTTAGATGTAACATATCAATCATCTTCTGTAATTTACAGTTCAGGTTCAAATCAGTTTGGTGATGCTTCAAATGATGTTCAAACATTGTTTGGAACTGTAGATGTTAAAACAGGACCTTTAAAAATAACAGGTTAAGTTAATATTACAGGAAGTGATTTAACAATAGCTAATGGAAGTAAAATAGTAGCACATGATATCAATGCTGGTGCGGTTAATGGAATTGAAATAAATAATAATGGTGGAAATCCTGTTGCTTTATTTGGTGCTGGTGGTTCTCAAGGTACTACATTCTATGGACAAATAAATGGAACAACATTTGTAGGTACAGCCAGTCTTGCTACAACAGCAAGTTATGCTTTAAATGCTGCAACAGCATCAGTAGCATTATCGTTATCTGGTTCTGTAACAAACGCTGTTTCATCTTCATATCCATTTAAGAAAGGAGACGGTGCTAATTCTGTTGTTGCTGCTTATTTACCAACAACTGCAGCTCCAAATGATTTTGATTTAGTAATTGGTGGTTCAG